GTTTCCCAGTCACGATCGTCGAGTGAGTGCCATACCAATTGCTTCTGCCAATTCAGCTTGTTCGTCAAAATTGACGGCTGCTTGGTCAAAAATATCGGTATATTCTGGCGCATTCCAGTTTTCAAGGGTTGCAGTTTGTGTGCTGTTTGTAACGTCCATTGGGGTTACATCAGCTTGTGAAGCTTTTTGGTTGGCTAAGCCTTTACCTAAAGCACGGAAGCGGTAAGTACCGCCAGTAACATTTGCGCGAAGAGTAACGGTATTACGAAGATTAGACATGCCTTGATAGGCTTGTTTTACCTCGGAATCAAACTCAATACTAGCAACGCTATTTAGAGTCTTAGACATTTTCATGCCCTCCTAAAAATTTAAACAATTTAGTTAATCTGCTGTTATCCCAAATCGGGGCAGCTAAATCATCTAACTTTTAAAGGGCTTCGATTGAAGTTATCCGAGTTAGTGAACACTTACATACTATTACTGCGGTTAGGATTCGTCAATAAGAAAATATTCTGCTTCTACTTCGCAGATGGTGTTATTATCTGAAACCTGGCCAACGGTAAACTTATAATCAGTACCACCTAGCAACACATCACCCCCTATGTCTAATCGGGTAATACCACCGCCCGTTTGAAGCTCATAAACCTTTAATGCTGTGAAAGCGCCTGAACCACGCTCCCTCACATAAAGATAAACAGTTGCCGAACCTGCTGTCCCACTGGCTCTGGTGATAGCCACTTGTGTTTTTTTCATTATCGCGTTCTTACCACGCGGAATAGTTGAAGCTGCTACTAGCGTCCTTCCAATAGTCGGCATTTCAAAATATACATTAGCGGTAGTAGTTGCCATATTGGCTGTAATATCTCCGACATTTACACCATTTGAGCCTGCTGTAATTACTCTTGCTGTTGAGCAGCGTATGGCATCCACTGAAACAGTAACAGTAATTAAGCCGTTCATAATGGCGTATTGCGGGATTTGTGCGTTAAAGTCTTCGTCTACAATCCTGCTTAATCTGACTACGGCTGCGCCCGTGCCTGTAGCTCTCGCTATTCTATAAGTCACGCCTGAAGCAAGCGTATAGTTTGAAGTGTCACCGTTTAACCAGTTGTGAACTGTTAATTGCGTCTCGCTGTCTATTGAAGCGACAAAGCCGTGATAGCCTACGCTATCCAATAAGACGGTATCACCCACCGCTACAGAATCAGTGATAAATGTGGCGCTTGAGTCAGTTAGAGTGGTAGCACTGCCGCCCGTTGTTGTGCCGCTAGTAACTGCCGTGCCTGTATCATTCGCGCTTGCAGAGACAATAGCTATATTTTCGTTAGAAGTGCCATTAAGTCCTGTATAAGTACCACCACCATTAAACACATCTTCTGGCGTTGTACCTGTGTCTATGTCTTCATTACGACCAAACTTCCTAACAATCTCATAGCCTGTATATAAACCCCTAGCGACCTCAGTACCAAAATCTGAATTAAGCATTGCGCCTGCGGCATTTACGCCTACATTCTGGAATGTTCCGAAAGGGTCTTTACCTCTCATTACCGATTGCACAAGCATAGCGGGTGAGAAGTCAGCGGGGGGAATCTCTAAAGGAAATACCGAAGCACCATCCACGCCACCGAATATAAGAGAAACATTCATTCTTACATCTGTCACCGTGCCGCCAGTGTTATTCGTTAAAACAAACCTTAACCATTTTTCCCTAGGTTGAATATTAATAAAATAGGCTGAACCTGTGTAAGTAACGGGCGTTATTAAATCCGCTGAACCTGTATCGCCTGCTCTCGATTAAATCTGAAAATCTATATTTTCCGAAGCAACCCAAAATACCCTAATCTTGCTTGCGCCTGTGGTGTCAATCCAATCTGAATCTACATCACTTCCGTTGGCCAGTGTTGCTTCATTCGCAGTAAATTCAGGTAATGCCTCACCTACACCCGAACTGGCTTCGATATATCTTGCTAGACAATCACTGGTGCAATTTGCCCATACAAACCCGCTAATGTTTGAGGTTTTTGTATAGGATTTACCTGGGGCGATAGTCAGGGCCGCTTTATCATCACTTGGCGAAGTAAGCCCTATGTGTATATGAATATTTGAGCCTGAAGAAACAGTGTTAAAAACTTCTATAGAAGAGTTAGAAGCACTGCCTATTTGTACCCATGCGCCCGCTGTGAGCTGTTGCGTTTGTATAGTCACTTACTAGCCTTTGGGGTGTTTGGCTTTTATTCCGCTATACCAAGAATCAAAAGAGCCGTCTGCCATCATTTCTATTTGCTCATACGGGCTTTTTTGATCGTACTCTTCGCGTCTTAGCTCCTGCCATGTTTTAGGCTTTGGCTTTGGTGCTACATAATCTTCAAGCTTAATCCGACCGTCTTCAATCTGGTCTTGAATTTCCTCTAAGTCTTTAAGCTGACCGCTTGAATGTCTTACTTTGCCGCTAGGCATTTTGTACCAAGTTTCCATTACAAATACTCCTTAACAGAAAGGTAGTTAATAATGATTTCGTCACCGATTGCACCACTTGTATTTGCTCCAATGTTTACAGTCCCTGCTGTAAATGTAGCCACAACATCAAAGTAATAATCAACAAAAGAAGTGGTAGTAACATCTTGGGCTACGATAGTTCCAAAACTTACAGAGGGTATAGATTGTGTTGTACCTTGAGCGCCACGTTTCGCACTCACATGAATCCTGTAACGCTCACCAATAGTAAGCCCTGAAACTGTCGCAGTAGTTAAGCTAGTGGTAGCTGTAGCAACCGAAAGTAATTCGCCACCGCTTGCGCTAATAGTTGTAGTTGAGCCAAAAAAGCCAGTAGTGTCATCTATGTTTGGATTGACGAATAACTCATCGCCCAAAATATCTGATTCACTCACCCATCCTTTAAAATCGCCATGAAGCTCTAGCTTTACCTTTCTAAAGTTTACGTTTGTATCAAGGTTTACAGCAGCAAGGTTAATAGTGTCCCCATTAAGAGTGTAAAACGATTTAGAATAAGCTCTTGTAGCCCAAGCATTCGCGAACGCATCACCCGCTGGTGTGGCCTGTATTAAAGCACCGTTTTTTCTAAATGTTTGGCGAACATTATCTACACCAGATGCAAGGTCTAAGCTAGATAAAGAGGTTATCCTCTGTAAGCAGGGGTTACCCGTATAAGTAGCTGTGCCATCCCCATTATCCGTCCAGAAGTTATTAGCTACACTATCAGCAGTTATTGTACTTACTAATATATCCGCATAATTGTTTTGGGTAGCTGTGATAGTCTCAATACCATCATCACTATAAATTTCTAAAGAGGGAACACTCGCGGCATTAAGTCCTGACGGCTTCGCTGATTCACTCACATTGTCATAGCTAATTGTTATAAATCCGTTAGAGGTACTGCATAAAATAATATCCCCTTCCTCTAACTGGAATTGTTTGTCTACAAAGTAACCCGCAGCAGTTATTGTGGCGATTGTGTCACTGGTAGAATATGAATAAATAGCGGGTGCGTCTGTGCTGTTTGCCCCTACGGGTGCGAAGGTATCTTGTGTAAAAGCCATAATTTAGCCCATGTAGTTTGCGGCCTCTGCGTCCTGTTGCCACTTCTTGCGGTATTCAGGATTTTGCATAAGCCTGTTTCCAAATTCATCTTTGGCGAATTGCCGTTTTCTTAAATCATCATGCGTAGCCACTAGCGATGGGTCTAAATCATCACCCGCCTTCAATGAAGGGGCTTTGCTTGATTCCTTAATCTTTTCCATTGCCTCAACCGCTTTGGCTGAAGTCATTGAAGCCTTGAGCGCATCGGCTAAATCTTTGTCCAAGTTTGAATCAATCCACGCATTCATTTCTTTTATGCGCTTGCTGCCATGCTCTCCCAATGCCGCTAATTCGTTTTTACGCGCTTCTTCCATTTCTTTAAGCTGTGCCACCTCTGAACCCACTATAAGGCTCATAAGCTTCCCGAAACCTTCCTGTGACATATCAGATTCTTTGGCAATATCCATCAAACCTTTGACCAAATCATCATCGGCAGTAATATCCTCGACAAATTCTTTCTCAATAGAATCATCAAAAGCCAATTCATAAGCTTCAGGCGCTTGCTTCTTACCCGCCATTTTCTGCTCAAGAGCTGTATACGATTTAAAAGCATCTTCTAGCCTTGCTTCCCCCTTTTCGCCATCCCAAAACTTCTCAGGGATGTACTCAGGGCGTTCAATCGGTTCTACTGGCTCAGTTGGTTCGGTTGGCTCTACTGGTGCGGGTTCAGTCATCGGGCGATTCTCCGTAGTTGGTTTTAATTAGCTCTAGTATTTGTAATATATCTCTTACAAAACTTGCTCGCCCTTCTCTGATTCCGTGACTTTCTAAAGGTTGTCCACTTATCACGATGGGCCTTGTTATTTGCTCTTTCATCCATTGCGTGAGTAATCTCTCACCGTCTTCGGTGCTAAATACTCGATTTACAAGCGCATGATAGTCCAGTGTCGCTTGCTGAAAATTTTGCTCTTGTGTTTCTCTCCACCGTTGCGCTTCAGGTGAATCGTCTAAAATGTCATACATTCGCTGCACCTGCTTCCTGCGCCATAGCCTCGCCCGTTGCTGTAACGGTATTCGCTAGGTTTTTAGCTTCGTCCTGCGTTCTGACTAATTGCTCAAAACCACCGATAGTATTAGCTAGCCATGTAGGTACTTCCTCAAGCTTGGTGCTTAATGCGAAAAGACCTGGTGAAAACTGCTCTAGCTGAGCCATGTTATTGACATAATTAGCCCACCCTTGAAGTGATTCCATGTCTTCAATTTTGGCAAGCGGGGAAGTGTGCTTAATTGTCACCTCTCGCCCATCAATATTAATTCCTGGCAGCTTCCCTTCGCTTTTAAGAATATCAACACAGCGAGCAATCAAAGGTTCTACCCATTCAGACTTAAGTCGCCCTAGCTGAGCGCCTGCATTCTTGAGCATTTCACTATTTCTAATGCTCATTTCTGTGGCTGTTCGTACAGGGTCATTAAAGCTAGGCAAAGGCATAGCCAAGAAAGCAGCTTGTATCGCCTCTCTAAGCTGTTGTCTGACTAATTCGTTATATTCGGGGCTTCCTGCTATGGGTAGCGGAGTAATTGAATCTGCGGCTTTTACAGGAATTACAGCATTAGGTCGAATCTGAATATTATAAGGATTTATTACCCCATCACTCACTGCTGTATAAGCACCACTCGTTGCCATTGCTGCATGGCGTAGAGTGAACTCAGTCATTTTATTCAGTGTTTTAATATCGGGAAGCATCTTGATTGCAGGGCCACGACCGTAAATCTCACCACTAGTGACTGACCAACGCGGAATAATCCAAGGGTTTGAATCTTCAACATGCCATTGATTAACCTTGTTTCCGTTATGCTCAAAGACTATCTGATAATATTTTTTCTCTTTCGGCTCATAAACTGAAGCCATGATTATTTCAAACTCTTGGTCTGGATCGTTAGCAATAGCTGTCTTAATCGCTTCTGACCATTCAGCCTTTGGGAATCTTTCACTTAGCACACGAGCAGGCGCTTTAAACTTCCTGAAATTGGTTTGAATCTTTCCGTCTGGCCCTTCCTCAAGGTAAAGCTCACTAAGAGGAATAGATGTAAATTCTAGTAAATCTTCACCCTCTCCCCTTTCCACAAGCATAGCCGCTGTGCCAAAACCTAAATCTAAATAGCATTCATTGGCTTGGCTAGTGAAGTTAGAGTGATTAATAAAATCAAAAAGAATCTGATTCGATTGAATAAGCAGCTTGTTTATTTCGTCTTGGTCTTGCTCTGGTATGTCTGAGCCTGCTCTAAATTCTGACCATGTTTGCCATGAAGGTGTGATAGTCGAGAGAATCCTTGAGCCAAAAACCTCAATAGCTGCCTGTGCTGTGGTGTCGTAAAGCTGCCTAGTCTTTTTCTCACCCTTTGCGTGTTCGTAGAATGTTTCCCTTTGTGGTGTAACGTACTGAAAAGCCTCTCGATAAAGAGTAATCCAGTTCTGCTTTCTGCCGTCTGCTTTCTTGAATCGAGCGCCTAGCTGCGTACCTGTCCAAGGTAGCGCACCGCTTTTGGTGGGATTAGTGAAACTCATTGCAATAAACTAGGTTGGAATCCTGTTTGGCCTGCTGAAAGCAAGGATTGTCTGCCGCCCTTCTTAGCGATTAGGGCGCGTCTTGCTATTTCATCGGATAATTCAGCGCCTTCTAAGGCTCTTGCTTGGGTTTGTCTGCGTAATAATCTGCGCTGCTTGCGTTGTTCAGCTTTGGCTTTGTCTTTAGCCTTCTCGCCCATTCTCTCGACGCCTGCGCCAATCGTAAATCCTAGCGGGCCGCCTACTGCAAAACCTATGGCTGCGGGTAATACGTCTTCCCCTATATCCTCAAGTTCGTCCATTACCGAGCGTGTGCCTGTTCTGATTCCTTTTTCTAGCTTTTTCCCTATTTTCTTCAAAGGGTTGCCAATACCTAAACCCATAGCAATAACCTCAAAATTATTTTGGTTAGTATATGCTCACTTTCGCTAGCTTGCAAAGGGGTCGAAGCTTTCCATTACATGCGTTTCTTCCATGCGTACTGGCTTGCCTCGCCAACTTTGTGCTAATTGCATAAATGCGTCTGCACCATTACTTGCCCAATCATGGTGAGGTGTCATTTGGTGAGTGTCTTTTTCATCGTCGTATTTATATCGGTAATTCTGCAAGCAATCTAAGCCTCGCTCACACCGTACAGGGTCAATCCATACTCGTGGGAATATATCTCTGGCCAAGCTTATTGCGTCTTCTTTCGCTTTGATTCTATCCACTGTCTCAATGGGTTTGATTAGACCGTCTTCAAACTGTTCTCGCCTGGTCTTAGGCATTCCTAGCACTTGCGCCTCTACATCGTGAGGCATGTAGTGAGTCTCATAAGAATAATGCGCTCTGCGCTCTTGAGCTTCAGCCGTTATGCCCATTTCCTCCATTTCGGCTTCTGTGGCTTTCCCTCTCAGCACTCGGCAATAGTGGGGAATATCTTGCAATCTGTTTTCGTAGTAATCAATTAACCTAAGCTCTTTGCCTACTTCCTGCATAAACCAAATGGCTGTGTGGTCGTTTCGGCCTAAATCCCAAAATGTATAGACAGGCAGATTATCAATAGGAATCGGGGTTATGCGGTTTTCCCTTCTGGCTTTGCTGATCTGTGTGCCAAATATCGCGCCTTCCGAAAGCGTTTTAAGCTTGCCTTCCCATATCCATAAATACTTATCATGGTCTTTAGCCTTCATGCGCTTCATTTGCGCGGGCATCGTGGTTTCTTTAAACCAAGGATTATCCTTATAACTTACCTCTTTTACCCAAGCATCTTCTGGTGGCTCGTTATATACAAACATTTGGTAGATATGGTCGAACTTAAAGCGCGGGTTAAAGCTAATCCATATCTCGCTGCCCTGCTTTCTTATAGTCGGGTCGATAATATCCCAACTGGCTTCACTGAGATTATGAGCCTCTTCAATCCAACAAATATCAACGCCTTCTGTAGATTTAATCTCTTGAGGATTGTACTTAGTGCCTAAGAATATGAACTCGCTTGCCTTGTCGTCTGGAAATATGCCCTTTACTGTCTTGATTGAAGTCTCGGTAATATGGAATTTATCTTCTAAATCCATCGCCAGGATTTGATTTTTAATTACCCTATGAACGGATTGCTTAATAGATTTCTGCAATTCCCTTGTGCAGAGAATAAGCAAAGGCTCTTCTAAGCTTTTGAGTATAAGGGTTCTGGCTATGTTCCATGTTTTAGCGCCTCCCCTGCCGCCATACATAACCTTATAGCGTTTTGGATCTCTAAGTGGTGCAAATACTTTGGGAATTTCAATCAACGTATTTCACTTCTATGGCTTTGCCGCCTTCCTGACCACCCACGTTTAAATCAACTTTATCGCCGTATTTCTTGGGCTTCATTTTAGACATAAGGAATTTTCTAGTATCTATCCTAAGCTTAGACCTTTGTACATGCTCCCCATTTAGCTGCCATCCTAAGCTATCCCCATCCTTGCCTAATCTTTCCATCCAGTCGTTTGTTCCATCGTCTGCTATATCAAGGACTTCATCTGCCATAGCATCGGCTGATTCTTCCTTAGCCCGCGCGTATTGGTCTCGAAATTCCTCATTAGTTCTTAACCATCTAAAAACAGTGGACTTGCTTGGCATTGAATCGGAATTGCAAACTGCTCTTAATGAGTCGCCATCTGCTAATTGGGCGCATATTTCGTCTGCTAGTTCAGGGGTGTAATCTGTGGGTCTACCTGCGGGCATTAACAGCCTCCCGGATCGTGACTGGGAAAC